CACCTGACCCTCGGCAAAGCTTTGACGGCCCCGCGTTTCACGGGTCACGCGGCGGGCGCGGAGACCCCACGGGCGGAGTCTCTCGTGGTTCACTACGACACGACGGTGGACAGTGTGGCTTCGGGGACGACCGTGGTGGACATCTCCGGGAATGGGATTAATGGGACTCTCACGAATGGGGCGGTCTACTCCTCATCGGAACGGGCGTTGAAGTTTGATGGGGTGAATGATATCGTGAGTGGGACATTTCCATCGAGTTCTGGTGATAATACGCTCAGTGTGAGTTGTTGGGTTAAACGAACTGTCGGTGCAGCAGTAAGTTGTCCGTTCTTCATAGGCGATGCCGCGACCGGAGAGGGTATAGGTTTAGATTTGTATAACAGTTCGGATACATACTGGTTTATTTTCGGTGGTAAAAATTTTTCATTTCCTGGTAAGACAGACACTTTTTTTCCAGTTGGTAGATGGACACACGTGGTCGCCACACACATAGCGGGCGCTGACTTTGCTAATCTTAATAAGTTATGGATTAATGGGGTGGACGTGACCAGCCAGGGGACATTCAGTGGCACGGGAGATCTCACATTAGATACATACGACACAATAACTTTGGGTGCCCGGGTAAATGCAAACTATTTGAACGGCTCCATCTCCAACTTCAAACTCTGGGGTGGTGTCGCCCTCACCGCGGAGGAGGTCGCCGCCGAGTACGCCCTCGGACGCACCGGGAAGTCCCTCAACGTGACCGATACGGCGGTGTGCTTGGGTGGGACCGTGCCGAGGGCGCAGTTGGATGTGCGGGGAACTGGTATGTTTGACGGTGGCCTCGTCATAAAAGTGGATAACACTGAGTACGCGAGAGATGGTGGTATTACGCTCTCACGCGCCGGTTTAGGTACGGCGGCAAATAAATACAGTAGCCAGCCGATTGTATTGGACGGTGGTGATGCCGGTGCGGTAGACGCTAACATTCGGGGTGGCGCCATTTGGAGTCAATGGGGTGGTGCGCAATACGGTATTGCCATGAAGGGTGCAAATTACAATAACACGTACCCGTATCTACAAACTCCTACTATGTTTGTCACGAATGATAAGGTCGGCATCGGGGTGGTGAGTCCGAATGTAGCGTTAGATGTCAGTGGGCAAGCGGCAATCAGTGCTGGTTTAACGTATGTACAAAAGTATAATGCCACTATTAATTCATTCACAGCTGGTAATTGGTATGATATTGGAGACTTTTCGGGGATGTCTAACGGTACATATCTATTGACAGTTATATGGGGTAATGATAATAATCTTGGTTATTATTGGTATGGTGGTGCGAGTGGAATAGTATATATTAGAGGAGACGCGGGTGCACTATATGACTTAGCACCTGGAGAATATCTAACTTTAAGTCATTGGTACCATCATCGTACCGTGAATCAATTTGATTTCCTGTTTGATAGTGATCAATCATCAAGTAATCCCCCCGGTTACGGAAATACAACTCTATTTGTTAAAGGATACCCATCAGCTCCTATTAATATAAATTTCACAACTCGCATGACCCTACTATCAGTCGCTTAATTCAATAAAATTAAAATAGTTTATTTATAATATATGAACGATCCATACATACCATCAGAATCAATCATAGATGGTGTTTGGTGTCGTTTCAGAGAACGGCGAGCGGAATTATTGGCTAAATCTGATTGGACGCAAACGCGCGATTGTCCACTCAGTCAAGATAAAATAACAGAATGGGCGGCATATCGCCAAAGTCTTCGTGACACACCCTCCACACAAACGATCACACTCGATGAAAATAACATTCCCAGTAAAATTGTTTGGCCAGTATCTCCCGATGGATTCTCGGTTGATGTGTTCGTACGGAGAAAACCTTCTGATTCAGTCGAAGAATCGACGACTCCGGACTCTACAACGGTCTAATCTTACAACGTAGGACCACGCATATTCCCGAACGCCACGTACCATTGTGGCTAAAACTCCAACTCCGTAACTAAACGCTTTCACCCCGAGTTGCTTCGCAACTCCTCGCCAAACACATTTAATAATTCTCTCCCGATATATTAAATGTCTATAGAGTCTCCGGTTGGAACTTTAGATATTAAGAACGCCGCGTACCATTGTGGCTAAGTCCCAAGTGACGTACTCGTATCCAACCTTCCTAAAGTCTTTCAAACTTTGTCAAGCTTAAAAATAAACTCTCACTATAGTATAAAATGTCTGGTGGTATCGCTCAGCTCGTGGCCGTGGGTGCCCAGGATGCCCACCTCGTTGGTGACCCGGAAGTCAGTTTCTTCCGATCTTCGTACAAGCGACACACGAACTTTTCCCAAACCGTCGAACGTCAAGTGATTCAGGGCAACCTCTCCCAAGGTGGTATGTCCTCGGTTCGCTTCGAACGCAAGGGCGACCTTTTGGGTTACGTCTATTTGACGTCCATCGCTTCGAACGCGGCCGAGACCATTGATTGGTCGACGCTCATCGATAAGGTTGAACTTTTGGTCGGTGGTCAAGTCATCGATGAACAAGATGCCTTCTTCTCTAACAAGATTGCTCCAGAACTGTTGGCGCCCGGTCTCGCCAAGTCGGTGGCTGGTAACTTGTATACCGGTGGGGCCTCCAAGTTCTACCCGCTTCGCTTTAGCTTCTGTGAAAACTGGCAATCGGCCCTCCCACTGGTCGCTCTCCAGTACCACGATGTCGAACTCCGCATCCGATGGGCGACTAACGTCAACGTCGACAGCTCTGCTCGACGCATCGAGTGCTACGCGAACTACGTCTACTTGGACACAGATGAACGTGAAATGTTGGCTCGCGAACCGCAACAAATCTTGATCACACAAGTCCAAAAGGCGACCAAGTCTTTGTCCAAGGTGCAAGAACTCAACTTCAACCACCCGGTCAAGTTCTTGGCGGCGAGTAACGTTGTTGCCAATAGCGTCAACACGAACGCGAATCGCATCAAGCTCCAAATCAACGGTACCGATGTGACCGACTTCAAGTTCACGAACCCACACTATTCGTCCATCTCCGCCTACTACCACGCTCCCCACTCGGTTGGTAACGACGACCTCTACTTGTTCCCATTCTGCCTCGACACTACCAGGCTGCAACCGACGGGTTCTTTGAACTTCTCTCGTCTCGATTCTGCTCGCATGGTCAGTGAAACGAACAACTTCAAGGATGATATCTACGCTGTGAACTTCAACATTCTCAGAGTTGAAAATGGTATGGGTGGCCTCATGTACTCTAACTAAGTTTGTCCTTCTAAACAATATATTTACTACTATTAAAATGAACTTCTGGATAATAGTCTTTTTAATAGGAGCCGTTTTTGTCTTGACCTACAACCCAAAGTCCAGGACACTCGAAAAGATTGTCCAGGTCCAGCCGAGACAAACTCAATGTGAAGCCGAACGCTACCAACGTCTTCAATTCATAGGTGGAGATGATGCCTGCACCGAAAAGGGTAAGACCAAAATGGGTGCAATTATTTCTGCTTAAAAGTTTTACACAATGAATATACATAAAATGCTTCCCCTTGATCGTGAGACTATGATGATTGTTGGTGTTATCGTTTGTTTGGGTGTCGTGGCTTACATGTTCCATGACATGCGAAAGACGAAGGAAGATGTACACGCCGTGAAGACCTTTTCTTTGAATTTGATGAAGAATTTGACGATCGAGCACGTCGAACCAGAACCCACGCCCGCGCCAGCTCCGGTGGCCGAGGAGAAAAAGGATGAATAAACATATTCGTTTATTATAACTTGCTAAATGAGCAATGAAGAAATACAAAGCAATCGCCATCCCAGTAACCTTTGAGGGAGATCGCCCGAGATTTCTCACCGTGAGAGATCGAAGGTTTAAGGATTGGATTTTTGTCACAGGTGGATGCCGCCGACGTGAAATTTTCAATCCTCTCAGATGTGCCCTCCGCGAATTGGAGGAAGAGACACGAGGTGTAGTGTCTTTAAAGAAAGGTGAATACACCGAATTTAATTTTACAGTTAAAGAAAACCCAACGACCGACCTCATCTATAATGTGTACGTGTTCTTCGTGAATTACAAACGCCCAGAGCAGATGAATCTCATCAAGAAGTTTAACGATGAAAAGATGAAGACAAACTTGAAAAAGATTAACAAAGAACCAATCAAAAAGACGTTCGATGAAAATGATTTTATGAGTTTTGATACATTAGAGGAGTTTAATACTAGAAAGAGGTGGGACCTCATAATTAAGAATGTAATACAAAATCCAGAATTCTATTCGTGTGTAACTTCGCTTAATAGAAAAACCTTTTCTATAAAATAGAATGAAGTCGAAAGCTTACATTTTAAAGCAGATCAAAGATCTTCTTATTGATAACAAGGCGTACAGTGAAAAGCGTGCAGACACGTACATTGAAGATGTCAAGGACAGAACCGTGTATGAGCTTCTTGTTATTAAAAAGGACATTGCTTCTCAGATACGAGAACAAGCTGACGTGTCTTGTATGCGATCGGTGCAATATGATCATCATCAAGATGATTAAAAGAATGAGACTCAATAAGGGTAAGTATGTTCAAGGTGTGGTGCTCCAAGAACAAATTTAATAATGGAAACAACTTATCACATGTGCTCATGGACGGAGGCGTCTTATCCGTGCCATTTGATAAAGTTGACGAATTTTGCGATGAATACGTGAAAGCCATCGACAACAAAGAAAAATTATACCTGGTCGAACAAAAGAGTCCTACTTATAATTTCTTTTTGGACATCGACTATAAAGATCAAGAATCCCTTGATCTCGAACAGATACAAAAAATGTGTCGCATCATCTGTGATAAAGTTAAATCTTTTGGTGGGCGAAATTGTTTGATATGTGTTTCTAAACCAAAAGATGTCGGAGAGGGTCTCATTAAAACGGGTATCCATCTAATATGGCCGGAGTTTGTTGTCGATCAAGAATCCGCGTGCAATCTCAGAGACCATGTCGTCGCCACACTGTCTTCGGTATTTCGTTCCAAAAGTTGGAATCAAATTATCGACAACTCGGTCTACGGCGATGTCTCGAAGCGAACGAAGGGGAGTGGTTTTCGAATGCCGTGGTCGTACAAAAAGGGTAAACACATCACGTGTCAGGGTCAGGGTTGTTCCGAATGTGGACAGACTGGTAAAATTACAGAATCTCCGTACCTTCCAATCTTCATGTATGTCTACGGACCCGTCATGTGTATGATGACACCACTATCACAAGAACCCAACGTCGACATTCTCAAGGCTTCCATCGTGAGAACCAATAATCAGACCGTGACGAGAGTTCCGTCGCTGGACGGTAAAAAGAAGAAGGAAGGATCCTTTTCACAAGCTGAAATGAAAGATGAATTCAAGGATGACGAAGTCAAGGCTTATCTCGAAACATTCATTCGTAAAAACATGGAGGGTCAAGAAGATGCTCGGATCACTAAGATGTTCAATCATAAAAACTTCTTTTTGGTGTCCACGACATCAAAGTATTGTGAAAATCTTCGAAGAGAACACAACTCAAATCACATTTGGTTCCATGTGGTGGGTGGTAGTATAGTTCAAAGGTGTTTCTGTAGATGTGAAACAATCAAAGGACGTTACCACGGATTTTGTGCAGATTTCAGGGGTCGAGAACACCGACTCACCGACACCATCGTCAAAAAGCTGTACCCAGATGAGAAGCCACCACCCAGGACAAAGACACCACCACCCAAGAAAATGATCGAAACGAATCAGGGCATCCAAGCTCTTGAAGCCTACATAACTAAATGTATAACTCCGATAAAAATCATAAAACTCACAAAGAATCGCACAAAGTACGTCGCAGAATCAGATTCGGGTCAACTCAGTATTGATAAGAGTTTTATTGAATTTAAGGAAACGGGACAGAAACATATTTTGAATACAAAATCTAGGGAAATTTTATTTCCGGTTAAAAAATAAGATGTCGGTTGCACTGTTAGCAGCCGCCGCATACTTGGCAAAATCACTGATCCACAAAGATGTTCATCTCGATAGTCTGACAGAACACATCAAGAAGGCGCACGAGTATTCGGGTCTAGATAAAGAGAATTTTTACGGGTTCATTACAAACTTTAATTTGTACAAAGGGTGTATTAATGATGTCGATCTCGCCTCTAACTTTCTCTACAAGTCTCTCGAACACCTCGAAAACATTGGAATAATGACTGAATTCCAGGAGGAAATCGCAGAACTCTCAAAGATAATAGGTTATTTCGCAGAAAAAGAGATTATGAATGTCGCTATTAATAAAAACACTGCGTTCCATCCGAAATACTTAAACAGTAGACTATAATAGAAGCGATGATTTCCAGATCTGGTCGTGTTATTAAGAAGCCTGAAACGTACACCCCCCAAGAGAAGGTTGAGGATGATTACGCCGATGACGAATACGATAGCGACTACGATGGGAGTGATATCGACACGGAAGAGGAATATTATTCTGACGACGACGATGAAAGTGAGTGCGAAGATGAAGAGATGGATGAAAATGGAAACCTCAAGGACTTTATCGACGACGATGAGGATGACGACGAAGATGAGGAATTTTAAGCTTAAAAAAATCAACGTATGTATAAAAAATGGAAGCAGACATTGGCAATCCCATTGAATTTAACAAGAACGAGATCGATCTTGGTCGTGATGACATTCGTGATCAGGATCAAGAGCAACAAGATTATTATGCTCCCCAACAGATGATGTATCCATCCATGATGTATCCATCACCGATGCAACAGCAACAACAAAAGGTTGATATTTTTGCCAACATTGATAAAACAACTTGGATCATTGGATTTGTTGTATTTTTGTTGGGATTCTTTATGGGTAAGACGATGCAACCAGTGATTCTTAGGCCAGGATAAGGGGATATCCATAAATCCAATCCGTGTGATCGTGTGGAAAATTACCAACAAACTCACCAGTTGAACCACGCTTTCTATCCGTGAAATACGCACGACTCGTGATCAATGGGTCTTTGAGTTGCGCGGCCAGAACTTCAGATGCAGTGTTCATCTTCTTTTGGACATTTTCAGGTGATGTGAAAAAGAAGACCGATACAGCGAACACTATTAACAGTGTGATGATGTTAAGCAATATGCTGAACATTTCTTATTAGATACCTATATTTTTTTTATTCTTCAGCCTTGCTGGTGACTTCTTCACCGGCTTCCTCGGGCTTTTCTTCGATGACAGCCTCAACGCTAGACTCACGAGCCTTGCGTCGCTCTTCCATTTCAGCTGCGACGACGGCGTCGGCTTCCTTAACCAAATCTTCGATCGGGGCGTCCGGCTTTTCCTTCTTGAGACGTTCCAAGACTTCGGCCGGGTGACTGATGGGAGGTTCATCCGGTTTGTTGTAGTACTTAGAATTTTCATCACCGGCCTTCATGTAGTTGCTCGTCTCGATCATGTCACGCTTACGTTCTTCGAACAGCTTCGCGGCCATGGCTTGATTTTCCTTGTAACCAGACATGATTTGTTCCAACTTTTCATTGGTGTAATGAACGTCTTCAATCTTTTCGGGATCCGGCGGAATTAACAACCACTTGTACATGTCGACGACGTAGATGTCAAAAGTCGCATCCTCCTTTTGGAGTCTCTTCGCGTGAGAAGCCGCCTCGTCACGAGTGTTGAAGCACCCACGGATTTTAATACCAAACTTATCATTTTTTTGCGGGGCTTCCGGACCGACAACCGAGAGACACGCGTAGATTTGACCGGGCACCGTGGTGTAATCTTGTTCAAGAGAAGCCATATTTATACAAGATCTTCGTACGAAAACTTTAAGCCTTTTGAAACTTAAGTCGATTAAACATTTCGAGATATGTTAAAACATGGAAGAGATACGCAGAGCACATAACACCCACAAACGCGATCTCATTCAATCTGTGACCAAAGAAGGGGATCACATTTTGGATGTTGGATGTGGATGTGGTGGTGATCTTCAAAAATGGCGACACGCCGGCGCTCACATAAGCATGTGCGACCCGAGCGAAACTTCACTGGAAGAAGCCAAGACGCGCGCAAAGAACTTGAAGATTCGTGTGAACTTTTATCACGGTGATATATTTGCGTGTCCGAATAGAAAGTACGATGTCGTGTGTTTCAATTTTTCTTTACACTACATATTTTCAACGGAGCAACTTTTCAATGATTCAATCAAAGAAATAAAGAAACGTATGAAACCGGGAGGTAAGCTGATAGGCATCATACCGGATTCTGAAAGCATCATACACGGTACACCGTTACAAGACGAAATGGGGAATTTTTTCAAGATGAGAAACCACGCCAACGGTGGTTTTGGTGAAAAGTTATTTGTGAATTTAGCAGACACACCGTACTATGCGGACGGACCAAAGTCTGAACCGATAGCTTACAAAGATTTACTGATACACGCATTGTTATCGAATGGGTTCAAGATGGATTTGTGGGAAGGACTCCCAGGAAATCCGATATCGAGGTTATACAGTAAATTTATATTTACTTATAGAAAATGATAGCGTTGATAGCGTTGATCATTGTTAATATGTATATACTAGCTAATACTAAAGAACCAGAGAAACTCAGAGTCGTCAAGGAGAAATATCAGATACTTCGTGAAAATTTAAACGGTACGGAGTTTGATCATCTCAGTAAATGTTTAATCATCACAGGCCACCATCACCTCAATGGAACTGTTGGTTACAACGTCAATAAAGGTTCTGAAATAGGAATATGTCTCGACGGCGAACCAAATGAAATTTTCCACGTTCTCCTCCATGAACTTGCGCACTGCACGGTCGACGAGTATAATCACACACCCGAATATTGGGAAAACTATAAAAAGTTGCGTGACATGTGTATCCGCCTAAACATTTACGAACAGATACCCAAAGAGACACCCTTCTGTGGTATGCAAATCCAGGACAAATAATCTGTGTATACTTCAAATGAAAACACCCATCGGGACCGTGGTCACAGCTGTGCTCATGTGGGTAATCGTGTACGCCATAACAATGGTTCCGATGTACACAAAGAATTACTGGGCTAATTTGTCATTGATGACTATTGTCATTCCAAACATCCTTCGTTTGATTGTTGGACAGGTTCCACAACTCGCCGTTGACCGGGGTTTTTTCTTCTCTTCGACGATCATCGCGTTTATTACGATTGAAATGATGACGAGAGCTATCAAAAGTCTCAAAGAGCAAATTAAGAATTATGGTGAAGATAGAAAGAAGAGTTTGCAAATTAGTCTCTTATTTCTAACTGCGTTCATATTTGGAACGATTGTCACGTATATGCTCGGTGTGGATAATTCCATTTACAGCAATATGGGTTGGGAACAATAAATCTAAGCCTTGATGGCGTAGGTTTGTCCAATGTGGAAAATGACAGACGCGACGAGACCGGTGGCGGCGAGGCCGATGAGACTTCTTCGACCGGTATCATTCAGGAATTGTGGAATCATGGTCGCGAGCTTTTCTTGGACGGGTGTACTGATCGCCGCGGCGGTACAGGCGGCCACCAAGAGAGCCTGCATTTGTTGATCCGTGAGGTTGAACGGATTCTTAGATTCAGGAGCCACCGAAGCTTGTTGAGCCGGGGCCGGGGCCATCGCCATTTGTGCTTGCATCGGCATTTGTTGCATCGGCATTTGCATTTGTGATGGAGCCATCATCATTTGGGACTCCATTGATTCGGGATGACCCATCAATTCTGCGATCGGTGTAGAGTCCATCGTAACTTTATTTTCACTGATATTTTTTTCAGGCTCTTGTTGTTGCACAAAAGACGTAGACGCGGAAGAGTTCAATTGAACCATTCCTTCTGAGCCATCGGATAAATTCATGGTACGGATGTCCGTCATTTAGTATTTGATCATGTTTTTTAAGAAAAAATAATCACGCACCCTGGTTATTTCTTCTTAATGATCGTGAGAGCTGTTTTCTTTGTCGCTTTTTTGGCATCAGCCTCCTGTTGTTCGAGATATTTTGGATTGTAGGTTTTGTTGTGCATGTTCCACAATTGAGGACTGCCAACCTTGAACCCCTTGCGAATCGTCGCCTTGTACCAAAATACACAATCCTGTATTTTATTAGATTTTGACGTATTATCTAATACAAGACATTCATAGTTTTCAGTACATGCATCCATGACCTTGCAGAACATGTCAAACGATGGGAATATACCAAAGAATGACTTATAGAGCTTTTCTCTATTTTGTATGATATTTTCCCTAAGAATAAATACATAGTCAACGTTAGCTCTCAGCGCTGGAGGTAGATCCATGACATATTGCATCGTCAACATGAAAAAGATGTTATAGTGTCTACCATTCATGAAACATTGGCGGATTCTAGTTTCCTTTAAAAATTTTGAGTCGTACATACAATCATCCAAAAGCATGAAAGATCCATTTGATCTATTTTTACCCCGCGTACCGACTAATTTTCGCTGCCTGGATAAAACACGATCGACCGCTTCACCATCGTAATCACCGTAAACACATACATCCGGAATAAATTCACCGTAAAAATGGTTACCTTCTTCTGTACCCGATAGAACAATCCCAGCTGGGATATGTTTTTTGTGGTACATGATATCCTTCACCAAAGTCGACTTACCCGTGTTACGCTTTCCTATGAAGACGCAAATGCGATCGTCGTCCATATTCGCTGGGTTGAATTTCCTCAGTTGAAGGTTCATTCTACTGTTAGTGTCCCGTTTTATTTCATAAAATTTTACTCACATACAGTAGATATGTCCGGGGCTGTAAAGCTTGCAGTGACTGGTGTTCAGGATCAATGGTTGACAGGGGATCCCGAGTTTTCTTATTTCCTGACCACATTCAAGAGACATACAAAGTTTTCAATCGAGCAAATCGAAACACCGTTCGACGGTGATATCAATTTCGGCGAAGAGCTGCAATGTATTATCCCCCAAAATAAAGGTGATCTCATAAAGACTGTGACGGTAAAATTTATCATGACCGCACCCGTTGATGGTGATGGTAACACACTAAACTATGTTCCGTCTGTGTGCTCCGAGCTCATCGAAACAGCCGATCTTTACATCGGTGGCCAACTCATAGAACGACTCACGGGTGAATATATCTACATGCACCAACAATCACATAATACCATTGACGACGTCGAACAAACTTTGTACTTTTTAAATGGTCACGGAGATGTGGTTTTGAATTTTACAGGTGACTATACATTTTTCATGGATCTTCCATTTTATTTTAATAGAAACCCAAGTCTCGCCATACCGACGATTGCATTATCGAAACAACTCGTCGAAGTTCGATTAAAGCTTAAGAATTTGAACGAGGTCATTAACGGAGGTGTTCCCTACACTGGTGTGACAGCCGCAATCAAAAATATGTCACTCGACACAGAATTTGCATTTGTATCTCAAGAAGAACAAGCATATCTGACGTCTATGCCATTGGAATATGTGATTACACAGATTCAGATGTCTCAGGTTAAGTTTGAAGATGGACAATTGGAAAAGTCATTCATGATAAACTTTAAAAACCCAGTGAAAGAATTACTCTTGATTGTCAAGAATGAAGATGACACGTACCAAAAAGTTACGAAATTAAAATTAGATTTCAATGATACAAACATAATCGACGTTGACTACAACTTTTTGAATTACGAACAGGCACTATTGTATCACGTGAACTCACCATCGGATGTGGTAAATTTTGCCATGTATAGTTTTGCAGAAAACCCAGAAGTTCATTATCCGACAGGACAGATAAACATGAGTAGAATATTTCACAAATTGATGACTGTCGGTATCGAGACGAGCAAAGCTGGAACAAACGTTCTAAAAATTTACGCAGTGAGTTACAACGTCCTACATATCGAGAGCGGACTCGCTGGTTTAAAATTTTAAACGGTTATAGTAGTAATGGCTGGTAGAATTCAGCTTACAACAAAGGGTGTCCAGGACGTCTATTTTACAGAGGATCCCGATTACTCATATTTTGTACAACTCTTCAAAAAACATACAAATTATGCGATGAGTTATGTAAAATACGATATATCACAACATGCAAACTTTGGTAAGTCTGTTCGTTTTACCATACCAAAGGACCAGGGTGATCTTATAAAAACTATAAGTCTTGATGTCGAACTGGCACCAATCGCCGGAGCAAATATAACACGCATTGGTTACGTCGAATCGATTGGTCACGCCATGATCGAGGAGATATGTATGTTCATAGGTGACAAATTGATCCAGCGTATACCCAGCGACTATCTCCAGATTTACTCCGAGCAAAACTATACACAATCCAAACAAAATGCCCTAGATAAACTTATCGGTAAATACCCAGAAAGAACGTCCGACGTACCCGTGGCGAGTGGTGTCATTTTGGGACACCTTGGACCGGCTACGACGACCAAGAAACTTTTCATAGACATTCCGTTTTACTTTTATAGACGACCCGAACTTGCCATACCACTATGTGCGATGTGCTACCAAGAAGTGGAGATTGAAATTAAGTTTAGAGATATTTCAGATTGTGTCGTGAAAACAGATGACGCGACGTCGACCACATTGGTCACCACGACACTCGATTATGAACTTTCATCAAACGTAACCTTTACAGAAAATGTAGTCGCGGCATCGACCGATGGTCTCAAACTCGCAATAGATTCAGGATCGTCTACGATACTATTCAAACGCGTCCTAAAAAACGAACTTCTGGACGACGCAACCATCGCGACGTTCAACGGAACTGGTGTAGTTTCACAGGGTTTAAATACTATCATTAACTCTGGTGGTATACATCGATATGAAAATGGAACATGGAATGTCTATAACATAAGTGATGCAAATATAGACACAACAAACGTAAAGTTCTCTGATGACGGCACAGTGATAGTCCAAGTTGCTGATGGATACTGGACATGGAACGGAAATGGATACGACTTTATCAGTGATCTTAAAATATACGCCGTATCGCGAGATAGAAATATTAGAGCGTCTTATGATTCTGTGGTGAACAGAGTTACGACTACGTTGGATGGATCATCATTTTTCAACTTTAATGTAAGTAGCTCATTTGATAATGCATTTTTATCGGAGGATGGAAGTAAAATAGCGATTCAATATGATAATAGTTTATTGACGGTATATCAATATTCAAATCAAGAATGGATTCCATACGGACAAACCATTGGTGTTTATGAAAGTCAACAACTGACATTAACGAGTGACGGTAATACACTTTTCATATTTAATCCAAATGAAGGTACTGGTACTGGTCGTGTGTACAAATTTGACCCCGAAACATCTTTGTGGACTGAAGTGTATCGTCATAGAGGTATCGGAACAAATTCATCTATAAATGATATCGGGACGATACTTACGGTCGGCAACGAATATGTAAAAATACAAGAAATCACAAGAACCGTTGAAAATTATGACGACATCGTTATCAAAACGATTGAAAATATCACAAACACCGGTGGAGCCGTGTACGGCGCTGGGTATCAGGGTTTAGATACACAGAATGTCTTTCAATTCATATTAAATCAATCGAGTACATACACTTTGAATACGAGTAGAACCATCTCCCCGAGATTAATTTCACACATCACGTTAAGTGAAAACGGTTTAGAACTTGTCGTAAAGGGACAAAGTCCAATAAGCAGTTTGGCTGTGTATACACGAAAAGATGTGTCATCGCAATTCTCAGAAAACGCCATAAAAATTGATGGTATTAATACCAGAGTTGTCATAGATTCAAACGAAGATGTTCAAAGAATTTATATGTCTCCGAGTGGTAAATATTTCGCGGTTGCTTCATTCTACAACGGAACCCATACACGTGTCAAAGCGTATGAGATAATTGATGGTATTTACAAAAATATTTATTACGTAGGACAGGGTAACGAAAATGAAGTATATGATTTATATGATGTCGCTTCGGGTAGTTACAATATAAAAAATATAATGTTTAGTGAAAACGAAGATAAAATCATAATTTTTGGATCGGATATAAGATCCTATACCATAAGTGATCAATCGGTTCAAACTAAGTCCGTGAGTGACGTCTATCTCGTCTCCAAAGATGAAAGTATTTATGTTACTTGGTCAGCTAACTACATTCAGGTTTATAATTATACCGACAACACAAAGTTTGGATTGAAACTATTTTTAGAAAATGTACTTGAACTTGGGATTTCGGATGACAATACGATAATTTCAGCCGTAACACCCACCTATACATATTTATATGAAACAGATGGCGTTGGTTGGAAATTGAAAACGTCTTTATTTCCGTCACTCAAAGCTAATTTTGTAAAACACGAACTAACATCCAATGGGACTGTGTTAAATTATGTAACGTATGAAAACACGACCAATAGAACATTCGTTATAAGCTACGTTCTTCAAAATAATGTATGGTATAGAATTCAGTACAGAAACGAGAATCTCACTCAAGGAGCTGCCGATGTAAATAAAACCGGAAATTATTACGTTATGATTTCGGGAACAAATAAAGACGTAATAAAAGTCTACGAATTGGTAAAACAACAGAAAACCGTTGAAATAACTGTATCCGCAGACGCTAATGAATTATACCCAAAACAAATGTTGAGCTGTAAGATCTGTTTAGGAGTTGTATATCTCGACGATCTTGAACGACGTCTCTTAAAAAGTGTGAAAAAGGACTACGTGATCACACAGATACAACAGAATACATTCGACATTCCCAAAGCCGTGGAAGAGCATAAAATTAAAATGGACTTCATAAACCCAGTGAAAGAAATATACTTTGTTTTGAGACGGGAAAATTTGAAGCAATATAATGATTTTGTGTCGACATTTGACTACGACAACGACGCGTTGACATCTGAAAACAAACTCATCTTCTATGAAAATCTTAAGAGTTTAGAGTTAACACTCGATGGCACACCTTATCTGGACGAATATACAGGGAACTTCATATTTTTGAAGGCTATCCAGTCTGCAATTCACCATGCGAAGACACCACTGATACGTCGTTTCTATAGCTATAGTTTTGCATGCGAACCAGAAAAGTACTATCCAACTGGACAAGTCAATTTTAGCCTTATAAATAATCAACTCGCTAAATTAAAGGTTACACAAAATCTCACAAAAAATAGAAAATTGGATATTTACGCCCTAAGTTATAACGTACTTAGAATAGATAAAGGTATCACACAATTACTATTTAATACAAAATGATGAAAACCGGTTTCGGTGAATCTTCGGGCGAATTCGAAGAACGACAAATGAACGCAATGTTAGAAATACTGACACCGGTACTTGAAAAGAGTATGTTACTCGCGTGTGAATATTCCAAAGCGTGTGGTCGAAACACCGTCCTCGCTCAAGATATGGAATACGCCATCAAATATTGTGTCATGTACACGGTCGGAGAAACTGTTGGTTCACTTTTTCCAGACATTTACGATGAAGAAGATTCAGACGAAGAGGATGATCTCGAAGAAGTGAGTGAAGATGAATGTCAACCATTTGAACGTTATTCAGGTGATGATGATTGTTTCAAGCGTGTGAATGAAGCCTATGATCGATGGGACAATTGGCAACCCCAAAGTCCGGTAGAAGAGATGTTAAAAAATGCTATTAATAGTAATGGAGCCAGTGGGTTGGTCGGGGGATGAATTTAAGTTCATAGACGATGACTCTGACTCTGACTCAGGAGATGAGTCCGAAGATGAGGAACCTCAGGTCACAAAGGGTTATTCTAAAGATGCCAATAAATACATGAAGATTTTATCAGAAGACGAGCTACTTCCAGAATAATTTTCTAGATATGTAATATAACAAATATGTCGGCTCAAGCCATCGAAACCGTCACGCTCTTGACTGAAGAACTCCGTGTTCAATCTTTGAACTCCGTCGTCGCGGGCTTTTCTTTCGCGGCTGCGATCTCTTGGTTGGACCTCGTCCGATGGGCGATCAACCAAATTGTTCGTGTCCAAAAGAACGGTGGTCTCCACTACGGTCTCACGGCCCTGTTCACGACGCTCCTGTCGGTGGTTGTCTACCTCGTGATTTCTCGTCTTTCGCCGACGAAGGTCACGAAGCCGGGCGCCCCTGTGTACGCCATCACTCGTTAAGTTCTCTTACGTGTAACTATGAGTACAAATATTCCGATAAAAACAATAGTTGAAATCAGTACATACTGTTTCCATCTATAAGGATCCTCCAAGTCCGGGATGCTTATGGGCGGTGGCAACACACCAACATCAGGGGCTGTATCAGCCGCAATTGACTTAAATTTACCCGTGTTACATTGAATTTCAAATTTCAACATATGATCTTGATTTCTGAAATCATACGGTATGAGACGACCATTGCTCATATAGAAGAACTGTATTCGAAGACTTTCAATAAATTTTTGTGGACCACTGAAAAAGTCGTGTCTCACAGGATCATCGGCGGCCGAAAAGTTCAAAAACGGACCATTCAAAAGAATGTGACTCGTATAGAATGGTTCGCGAATATACACGTCTTTGTTAAAGTTATCAGAACCAGAACTCAGACGAACAATTAATGAATTTGGACCTTCGAGATTCAAGCTGCCAGATGTATATGTTTGAGATGATTGAATTGTCGTATTTATTGGTGGAAATCCCAATATTTGATGGGGTGTTGTGTAACTAATAGTCGACACATTTGATAATGTATCCAATGTACCAGCCTTAATTCGAGCATTTGTTCCATCACCAAACTCAAAAACGTTAGAGTCTGGACCAGCATCGTTTGTAAATTCGAGGGCGTTTAAGTTTGAATTATAGTCAACAGTAAAACTAAAACTACCGATACTATTGATAGCATTCTTCACTGTCATGGCTAAATCATCTCCTGATGTGTACGTTCCATTGGGTACCACTACATCAGTACCATCTATACTGAATGTATTGTTGCGATTATGAATGACAGTTTGACTATTTGGAATTCGTGCAGAAACCAAAGTAATCTTCCTGATGTCATAGATTCTATTCTTAAGATCTATGACGTAGTCGGATGGGTCCGGGTACGTCGCATAATCGCGTTCACTACTATCAATTTCTAAGGTATGGACCTCCATTAAAATTCGCGTATAAAATTTTAATGAGTGTTTTTATTTAGTTCATCTTATTGTGAAAAGGATTATTGGCTAATTGATTTTTGGCTAAGTCTAAGCGATTACCAACCACATGTGGGTTGAGGTGACCCTTGTATGGGTTGAGTTCATTGTATGGGTTGACCTTGTAGTGTTGCATCCAACCACCATTTGGAGCGTTAATACGACCGTCAACGCGAGACTTGTCGTGACGAATCGTCGTCAAAACACCGTGTTGATTCATCGGCTTCTCTCTAACATTCATACGGCCTGGGTTACCCATACGGTTCGGCTTAGAACGACGTTCATCCGGACGCATACCATACGCGACGTATTGATCGACACCGTATCCACCAGCATCCGCGCCTTCCCTATTCATCATCGCGGCTGGAGCATTAACGTATCCACCATAGAAGTTCGCGATACCCGGTGATGGGTTATTCACGTGCATAAATTGAGCATCATTGAAGTCCATCTTGTTACGCGTGGGAGCTTGTGGCATTGTCTGACCCGAAATGAAACGCTTCCCGGGTGTTTTATCGAGACCGTCTGCGCGGTGTCCCGTTTCAGAACGGTTCGTCGTACGCATAGTCTTTTGATGAGAAGCCCGAGGAGTCAAACCAGACATACCTTGGGCGCGACCACCAACCGGAGCGCGGCGTTCGGGGAGGAAGGCGGTCTTTTCGGGACGATTGAAGCCGACTTCTCCAATTTCCGCACGACGACCACCTTTAATATCAGCGGCCGGACCTGTCCGACCTGGAAGTGTAGTAAGACGGTAAGCACCAGTGTTCACCGGGTTAATACGAAAGACTTGTTGATAACCACCAAAAGAGTCGACATCTGGACCAACACCCAAACCCGGACCAACCAACTTCTTTTCGACTGGTGAGAGGTTGTTCATGCGACCCTGATCGTAGAGACGACCTCTCATATCCAAAAGTTCTTGGCCACCGGTTCTGTTTTGTGGTGCGATGACGGCAAACGAATCAACCTCTGACTTTCGATCCACAAAAGGATCCGTAAATTCAATGTCCTCGAATTCAGTTTCAAAAAGTTCCGACTCCCTGACTACCTGTCTAGGGGGTTGCTCTGGAACTTCACTAAGCTTTCTGCCGGCATAAATTAATCCGGCGACGGCCAACACTGACACGGGGTCTGCCATTCTTACTTCTTATTAACATTTTTATTATTGCATGTATCGCTGATTAAACATACTGTTCTGGATATAGGCACGAGTACTCGCGGGTTCGTACGAGAGAGTTCTCAAAGGAATCTTACACTCCACACTCCCGATCGGGAAATATCCACCTTCGTGTGGCTTCACCAACACCTTGCCGAAACGCGTCGTCGACTGAGGACGAAGTTGATCACTCACCTCAATATAACGTGCCGGAGAACCATTACCCGCCATGTAAGGAGCCGTACCATAAATCATCGTCGAAGGACGGCAGCAATAGTTAAGGGCACTCGGTTGAGGGTACACGAAAACCTCTTCTGTCGCCTTGACGATCGGGACTGCATCATGTTGCAAAAGAGTCAGACCTGGTTGCAACTGGTATGCCATTTAACATTACTTGATATTTTTTATTAGGGCATACTTTGAGAAAACCTACTTCCTTGGCGTCCTCGACCAGATGGATCAAGACCCGCAAATGCCTCGAGTTGTGCACCGCGGGCATTTGGGTTACAGTAAGTCGTGTCAGACTTGCACATTGGTTGAAACTTTTTACCGTAACACCACTCGGCAAATCCAGTTTGATCACCCGCAGCAGTCGTCACTGGGTTACTGACAAATTGCCTCGCCATAGCGTTCACTTGGTACTGCGGTAAAGCCGTCCTGGAACGACCCGCGGAATACTTCGTACGCTCGTTCAAAGTTTGACCGAGTTCCCGCTTCACCGAAGTGTGATAGCACGCGGAGGGTCTATCGGGTCGATCAACAAAATCAGACAACAACATATTACCCATTGGATTGTCCATGGTCGGAAGTTGACAACCAGACTCGGCTTGCTTTTCAATTATCGTTGGACGAGCTTCACCCTCCTTAACCATATCAGAGTTATACATAACATAAAGAACACCTAAAACCGTAACAGCGAGAATAAATATTCTCGGATCACGGCGAATTAAATAGATAAAACATGCGGCATAAATAATAAATCGAGACGCAGCATTCACACGCTCATCCGCCGACTGGGTATTAGTAGGCCAGAACTGCAAGACCTTATCACGTCGGATGAGTTCTTGCGGGTCTTCAAACCAAACCTTCATTTATATAGTGTGAGTTTATTTTTTCAACATGCTAGCAAACATACTCATCAGAGCCTTTTCATCAATCTGACCATCACCCGACTGGATCTTATCTGCACAATCCTTGGCGACACTTTCGATGACCGACAATGTTTCTTGGGGGATCGCGGTAATCGTCGTACCGAGCATGTAAAGTGTCTGCAGGTACTGCCACACAGCATTCTTGGTACTCTCGGACATCTTTTCATTCCAATATTCTTCAATGTTCAAATCTTGGAGGAACTCGATATTCTTAATGTCTTCGGTAAAGAAGGTGTCATCCTTTTGAGAAATTTTCTCGGCGTACGTGGAAACACCGGACATGTATGCTTCCACACACTTGCGTGGATTAGCAGACTTGAGCAAGTCAAAAGACGTCATAAATTTTTTGATTCCCTTTTCCTCTGGAAAAGTCTTGTGCAATTCCACAAGAAATTGACCCATCATGTCATTAAATGCGGTCACCGAAGCCATTATACTGTGTATTACACACATCTAATCTTTAAGTTAGAACGGCTCCGAGGAAATCGTTTCGCGTTGGCCTAAACCGTTGGCCACTATAAAATAAACGAGAATCGCGTTGAGAACAGCGGGTTTCACATAGCTGCTGTTCGGGAGTTTACCTTCATTGTTGAGTCGAGCTTTCAAGTGGATGTAACCCGCAGTGATCGCAGCCGCGATGAGACCTGCCCACATTGGGTCGCGGAGGTAGTCTGAGAGTTCCATTTAATTATAACCAACTTTTTTTGTTCTCTCATCGACAGCGTCACCAAAGAGAACATCGTCATCGTTGGGTTCACCTGGAGGAACCGGGACATTTCTTATGGTCTTGAATTCATTTTCGAGACCGTTCGACTGAAGTTCCGGTTCCATCACTGGTTCCATCACTGGTTCCGCCTCTGGTTCCGCCTCTGGTTCCGCCTCTGGTTCCGCCTCCGGTTCAGTTGGGTTAAAGTCTGGTTGTGGTTCCATTTCGTCGTAGATGTCTGGGTCTTCCGTGTCCGTTTCCATATTTTCACCACCCAAATCGATATCACGATTCGTTTGGGACATGTACGTTTGAAGAATCTGTTGAACTGGGATCAATTCCTTGACGGTTTCTTCGATACAGACACAGAAACGAGCTTTCAATTGACTATCTCTGACGTATTCCGACTGTTCTTCGTGATACACATACGGATCCTTGTAGAGATCTTTGGCGATATTATTGTAACAAGTCTGGATGAAAACTTCATTAGACGGGAGCTTTAAGGCAATCTTCTTATTATCGGCGTTGAGTCTTACCGACGACAGGATCTTGGTGCACGCGACAAAAACAGCCGCCAATAAATCATTAAACCAGGCACACCGACTCGCGATATTGTCTGTGTGCTTCTTAGACATCGCATTACTCCAGTTGGGAACTTCCTTTAACAATTTTTGGTACATGATCAACACCTTTCGTCCCTTTGCGAGTTTGGAAGCTTCGTCGTACATTTCAGCAAAAACCTCAATCATAGGTGGACACATCACGGTGCAAAGTTGTCCGATGTATTCTTTCTTAGCTTCAACGAGCACATTCAAGTTGTCCATTTATCATTAAGTGGGTTTTTTAAAAGAAAAGTGCTACGCACCTCTCCTGTATTTGTTTGCCATCTTTTTCAAATTTATAAAGGATGGTATTTCTACGTCATCGATTGATTGTGGGTTTTGTGTTTTGGATGTTCGGGGTGTTTCCCATGTCACATACAAGTCTATACCCGACAACGTCCTGGCGACGAAACCGCCAAGTTCGAGTTGTCTTTTCAGATATGCACACGCTTGAATTCTATCAAACGTTGGATACCCAAAGACGACAGATGGAACACGTAAAAATACATGCTTACCACCCATCTCGACCGTATACTTGATCTTTCTACAGAACTGTTCGTATATTTTCTTATACAATTCTTTCTTAATCTTTTTACGATTAGATTCAATGTTCACGATATCAGAGACATTGATCATTACAATTACTGCAATTTATTTTTCACCATTTTCAACTCGTTCGAGTTAACTTCAACCTTTTCCTTCACGAGTTTGTACTCGAAAAATTCCTGACCACCGACATCACTCTGTTCATACGGAGTCGTGTCACCTGGGAGTTTTACATCGATCGGTTGTTTGGTTAACGCAATAACTTCAGTTTTTGGTTCGACGCGAACATCGGCAGTCACAGTGAAACCAGATACGAAACCGGTCCGACTCATAACCATGAACATGCATCGGTAGAACACATCATTCGTGAGTTTATGTTGATACTTCTTCGCGGCAATTGTTTCAATGATGTAGGTGGGTTTATTGTACTTTTCCGAAATGTATCTATTGGTTTCCATGATTATTCTATTCATCAGGTCGTGGTTGATTTCAGCCTTCTTTTCGTCGTACGCGTCGATGTCAATTGTCTTGGACACCTCGGCCTCTCGCTGTGTCCTTTTAGGTCTACCCGGGAGAAAGATCAATATGAGAGCGATCACCAGAGCGATGAGAATGTAGATGTTATTCATTACTATTATATATGCGTTAATTTTTTTTCAGAAATAAATGGAGTATTTATAGTATATGTCTCTTCTGGTGTACAGCCCAAACTGTCCACACAGCCTGGATATTGTGGAGTACGTTAACAACAATCCACAGTTGAAGCAGCTCGTTAAGCTTCATAACATAAACACACAAGGCATACCTTATAATTACAGATCCAGTATCACACGGGTTCCAACCATGCTCACAAAAAATGGAAAGTTATTGGTTGGTCACGAAATCAAGAATTGGCTCACATCATTGTTGCCAAATAACGAACTCTCACATTATGAGTTTGGTGCTTTTGGTGGTGGGATGAGCTCTATTGATGGTAAAGATGGTGACGATTGTATGTTTAATTTGGATAACTACGGCGTTTCTTTACAACCCGCGATGACAAAGGATATAGAAGCTAAAATTAACCGCAGTGTGAGCGAGGCGTATAATAATATAAAGACGTAGTCACAAATTATTCTAGTTATGAAACTTGTAACTATACAAGCGTCAGCAATCAAGTCAACATTTGAAGTATTAAAAGACATTCTTAATGATGTCAACGTCTACTTTAAAGCTGATGGCATGTACATCACCACGTTGGATACAGCTAGGGTTGCTCTCGTAGATGTCTTTCTAGCGGCAGAAAACTTCGACGAATATGAATGTAGTCATGAAATTTTGGCGGGCATAAATATTTCGAATACATTCAAACTTTTGAAAACCATTACCAATAACGACGTATTGACGATTACGGTAAATACTAAGGAATACATGGACATTAGCATTAAGAGTGAAGCAAAGAAAACTACAACTAACTTCCAATTGAAACTTTTAGACATCAATGAAAATAGGATTGAAGTTCCGGACATCAATATGACGACCGTGACGACAATGCAATCGGCTGACTTTCAGAGAATGTGTAGAGACATGTCTAACATTGGCGCTAACATTGAAATCATTAGAAATAAAAATCTATTGACCATGAGATGTACGGGAGATTTCGCAAATCAAGAAACATCCATCGAATGTGTTGACGAAAGTCCGTACGTCTCAGGGATTTATTCACTTCGATATATGAATACTTTTACAAAGGCGACGAGTATGTGTTCCACTGTACAACTCATGCAAGAATCGAACAGTAAATTTTTGATATTGAAGTATAATGTCGCAGATCTTGGAGAACTCAAGTTTTATCTCGCATCTAAGGTATCCGAAGACTCGTAATAACGTCTTCATGAGAGGATACAACCTTAGAGAGACCTAAAGCGTTTACCAGTTTAATTTTTGGGTATTCATTCTTGAGTGTCTCTTCATCATAGTAGAGCATGTCTCTGATAGGTACGTTTTGTCCGTGAAAATCGCCCTTTGGACCCGAATATCGTCTGACCTTGTTTGTTATATTTCGTACAGGTTTATCATTAACATCAAGCAGTGAAACATTTATCAATGGAATGTTGAATGAGATCGTGTTATTAAATGTAACCGGCCATTCGGACTTGATATCATTAGTGATAAACTTGTATTGCCTGTTTCCATACCAATATTTAATTCTTAATGTACACCTTGTGACATTAAGTGGGATGTCTTCGTTATAATATGGTTCATTGGTTACATCGACAAAATAATTATTGAGAATGCGATCCTTCCAACTCGCGGATTCGCGTTCCCAAAACCCACCCTCGATTACGGTGTATTTCTTGTCGTGATCAATAAAGTACTCAAGTTCGCGAGATTCAATTTTGAAATCGGGTTCATCGACGATTTTTCGATAGATGCTGTATATCCATATAATGAGATGGCTTAAAAGATTACGAAGCATTATCATTTATAGTAATGGAAGGTAACTTTTTAAGTAGATACAAAAACAAACTAGATAACTGGAAATCACTCATAGATGAGGATCCATCTAATCGATATCAATACGAGATGGATATGAGTGACTACATTATAAAGTGTATGCCTTACATGAACAAATATACGGAAGATACCGAGGAGATCATTTCAACCGATAATATTTTTAATGTGGTTGAAACAAATGGTAT